TTCCGTGTTCCGCCTTGGATGGTCGGGCACACAGAGAAGAACACCAGCTGGGGCTCCGGCCTTGAGCAGCAGGTCATTGGCTTCCTGACGTTCTCCCTAAGTACCTGGTTGCGCCGCATCGAGAAGGCCGTACTCAAGCAGCTGATGTCGCCAGGTGAAAGGCTTACGCACTACGCGGAGTTCGCCCTGGAAGGCTTGTTGCGTGCAGATAGCGCCGCGCGCGCTTCGTTCTACAGCACGATGGTCCAGAACGGCATCTATACGAGAAACGAATGCAGGGTCCTAGAGAACCTGCCACGAGTAGAAGGGGGTGACGATCTCACCGCTCAAACGAATCTCTCACCTTTACAGCTACTGGGTGCCAAGGATGAAGATTTGTAAGGGCTGTCGAGCGGAGAAGCCTAACCGTCTCCTCTCTTCATGACCGATCCGCATAGCGGTAAGAATTCCTCGCTCAGGAGTAATCCATGCAACTCAAAATCCAAGCTCGCGGCCTTCGCAGCGAGCTGAGCCCGCGTGCGCTCGAAAAGTGGAATCCGGCTATCCAGGCCGCAGTAGAAAGCACCTCCGACACCATCACGATCTATGGCGTGATCGGTGAGGACTGGTACGGCGATGGCGTAACCGTGAATCGGATTGACGCTGCGCTGCGCGCCATCGGTGAGCGAGACGTCACCGTGTATATCAATTCGCCCGGTGGCGACATGTTCGAGGGGATCGCCATCTACAACCGCCTCCGCGAGCACACCCACAAGGTGACCACGAAGGTGCTCGGCATGGCGGCCAGCGCCGCGTCAATCATCTACCTGGCCGGTGCCGAGCGCCAAGTCGCTAGCAGCGCCTTCCTGATGATCCACAACTGCTGGACCTTCCTCGCCGGCAATCGCCACTACCTGCGCGACGTTGCCGACGACATGCAGGAATTCGACGCTGCCATGGCCGACCTCTACGCCGAGACGAGCGGGCAGGCAGTAGCGGACATGGCCGAGATGATGGATGACGAGACGTTCATCCGCGGCAAGCGCGCCGTCGAGCTTGGCTTGGCTACCGGACTGCTGTCTGCCGACGAGGTTGCTGAGCGCGATACCGAAGAGAGCCGGCAGAACAACGCGCTGAAAGCGATGGACGTGGCCCTGGCAAAAGCCGGAATGCCGCGATCCGAGCGGCGCGAACTCTTCGCCAGTTTCAAGTCCAGTACGCCTCGCGCTGCTGGCGGGAGCACGCATAACGCTGCTCCGACCGACAAGCAGAACGCTGTCGCGCCTGACCTCACCGCGTCACTGAGCGCGGCAACCACTCTTCTCCAAACTCTGAAAGGTAACTGACCATGGACTTTGAAGCCCAGGTAAAAGAACTCAACTCCAGCCTGAAAGGCATCGGTGACCAGATCAAGGCACAAGCCGAAGCCACCCAGAAGGAAATCGCCCGCACTGGCGAAATGCACGCTGAAACCCGCGTGAAGGTGGACGAACTGCTCAGCAAGCAGGGCGAGCTCTCTGCGCGCCTGCAAGAAGCCGAGCAGAAGCTGGTCAACGCCAGCAATGGCGGCCGCAACCAAAGCGAGCGGCAGAAGTCTGCCGGTGAACTGGTAGTCGGCAGCGACCAGATGGAAGGCGTCAATGCATCCTTCCGCGGCTCCCGTCGCGTGTCCGTTCCGCGCGCAGCCATCACCTCCGCCCCGGCTTCTGGTGGCGCCCTGGTCGGCGCTGACCGTCGCCCGGAAATCATCATGCCGCCGGAGCGTCGTCTGACGATCCGCGACCTGATCGCGCCCGGGACCACCGATAGCAACGCCATCGAGTACGTCCGCGAAACCGGCTTCACCAACAACGCCGCCGCGGTGGCTGAAGGTGGCGCTAAGCCCTATTCGGACCTGGTGTTCGAGCTGGTCAACGCGCCGGTTCGCACCCTGGCTCACCTGTTCAAGGCAAGCCGCCAGATCCTGGACGACTCGTCCGCGCTGCAGAGCTACATCGATGCCCGCGCGCGCTACGGCCTGCTCACCGTCGAGGAGCAGCAGCTCCTGTACGGAAACGGCACTGGCGCCAACCTGCAGGGCCTGATGACCCTGGCAGAAACCTATGCTGCTCCTGGCGGAATCGTGGTGACTGGCGAGCAGCGCATCGACCGCCTGCGCCTGGCGCTGCTGCAAGCCGAACTGTCCGAGTTCCCGGCTGACGGCATCGTCCTGAACCCGATCGATTGGGCTGCCATCGAGCTGACCAAGGATGGCGAAGGTCGCTACATCGTCGGTCAGCCGCAGGAAGGCACCGCTGCCCGCCTGTGGAATCGTCCGGTCGTGGCTACCCAGGCCATGCAGCAGGACGAGTTCCTGACCGGTGCTTTCCGTCTCGGCGCTCAGATCTTCGACCGCATGGACGTCGAGATCCTGATCTCCACCGAGAACGACAAGGACTTCGAGAACAACATGGTGACCATCCGCGCCGAAGAGCGCCTGGCGTTCGCCGTGTATCGCCCGGAGGCCTTCGTGACTGGTGCTCTGACCGTCACTCCGTAAGCCACCAGAGGCGCCCCGCCTGGGGCGCCTTTCAGG